ACTTTAGCCAACTTATCATCGGCATGTTCTCGTCTGCTGACGTTCTGGTTGACCCATACACAAACAGCGCGACTGGTGCTGTGCGCGTCCGGGTTATGCAGGAAATGGACTTGGGTGTTCGTAACGCTCAATCGTTTGCTGCTATCAAAGACATCAACGCCTAATCGAGTGGGGGGCGGGTCAGCCCTGTCCCCCATTTCTTTTTTATTACGGAGAAAACAATGGCCGAACAAAAAGTTAAAATTGAAGTCACCTCTGGCGTTGGCATCGAAGGTGTCGCATACGCAAAAGGCGATGTGGTCGAAGTTTCTCAAACAGACGCGGTGCAACTTATTGCAATGCGTCGAGCCAAGGGCTACGAAGCCCCAAAGGTTGACCGCTCGGTCGGCCTAAACACAGAAGACGCTGCGCCATTGGTGAAGCGCACCCGCAAAACGAAAGCCAAGTAAATGGCAGTCGAAACCGCCACAGAATTGGCAGTCTTTTTTGAGACCGACGACTTTGCGGTCACGGCCAGCTATACGCCATCGGGCGGCTCTGCGGCTGATGTCAAAGGCATCTTTGACAAAGAATATCTTGAACTCGATAGCGGCGGCACTGTAGCTTTTGCAGTTAACCAGCCACGCTTTCAGTGCGCCACATCTGACGTATCTAACGCAGCCGAGGGTGATGCAATCACCATCTCTGGCACTAGCTATGTCGTGCGTGTTGTCCAAGACGACGGCACAGGCGTCACCACATTGGTAATCGAGGAGCAGTAATGGCACACGTTCGCAAGACCATCCGCGACAACATCACGACAACCCTGACCGGGTTGACGACGACTGGTTCGAATGTTTACCAGACGCGCTTTTATCCTTTGGCCGAAGCGAAACTTGCTGGCCTTTGCATATATACCAACAGCGAAAGCACTGAGACCAGCACTATCACTGTGCCGCGCACGCAGCTGCGGACGCTTGAGGTTATGGTCGAGGCTTATGTCAAAGGCACAACCAACATCGACAACACCCTCGACACGATTGCGGTCGAAGTCGAAGAAGCACTGGCCGCAGACGTTACGCGAAGCGGCAACGCCAAGGACACAAAAATCACAGCATTCGAGGCGTCTTATTCAGGCGATGGCGACCAGCCAGTTGGCGTTGGACGTTTTACCATCGAGGTAATGTATGCTACACTTGAAAACGATATTGAAACTGCAAGGTGACGAGCATGGAAAAGCGTGTTAAGTTATACAAAGATGGCGAGACTATGGAAGTCTGGTCTGGTAAAGTTGAACGCCTAGCTGAAGTCGGCTGGTCGGAAGAAAAGCCAAAGGCGAAGGCTAAAAAAACGCCAAAAACTGAAGTTGCAACCAAACCGAATGAGGCATAAACCATGGCAACACATACAGGCTCAGAAGGCACCGTTCACGTTGGAACCGATGCCATCGCAGAAATTCGCTCGTTCTCTTTGGAAGCGACTTCTGAAGTAATCGAAGACACAAGCATGGGCGACACAGACCGCAGCTTTAAAGCTGGTCTGAAAAGCTTCACAGGCTCGGTCGAAGTATTTTGGGACGAAGCCGACACAGCGCAAATTGCTCTGGACGTTGGTGCCGAAGTTACTTTGAAAGTATATCCAGAAGGCGCAACAACTGGCGACAAATATTACAGTGGCTCCGCTATTGTAACGGGTCGCACAGTCACATCGTCGTTTGATGGTATGGTTGAAGCAGCCATCACAGTTCAAGGCAATGGCGCACTGACTTTGGCGACTGCTTAACACTTAACAGACAGGGGGTGGCACTATGTCTGCATTTGGCGAGCGCATTAGCGCGAACACTAAGCAAAACACAATCCGCGTTGAGGTTGCTGAGTGGGGTGACGAAAACGAGCCTATGGTTCTTTTCGCCACGCCGCTAAACGCTGGCGAGTTTACACGCTTGCAAAAGAAGCACCCAAACTTTCTGAATAACATGACGGTCGAAGGGCTGATTGATATGTTAATCATGAAAGCCATGGACGGTGAGGGCAATAAGGCTTTTGACCTTGGCGACAAGCCAGTTCTTATGCGCCAGCCTGTCGGCCTTATCAGCAACGTAGCTGGTCAGCTTATGGGTGACGTGGCGAGTGTCGAAGAAGTAAAAAAGGACTAAGCGATGACCCCGACCGCTTTGTGGTCATCGCATTAGCCGACCGTCTAGGTAAGACCATTGGCGAAATCGAAGAAATACCCTATACTGAACTAATCGAGTGGGTATCATATTTGGAAGTTCTAGCGGATGGCAGACCAAAATCTTAGAGTAAATATCACAGCCTTTGACAAGACGCAGCGAGCTTTTGCGTCTGTCCGGGCTGGGCTTGGCAAAGTCAAATCATCTGTTTTTAACGTCCGCAACGCTGTCGTCGGACTTGGCGCAACGCTTGCCCTTAAACAGTTTGCAGGTCAAATTGACGACCTAGCTAAAGCTAGTGGGCGTCTTGGCCTTACTGTTAACGAGTTGCAGTCTTTGCAGTTTGCTGCGGGTCAAACAGGCGTTTCATCCGACGAGCTTACTAAAGGTCTTGAGCGTTTCAGCCGAAGTATTGGCGAGACAGCGCAGGGCATCGGGTCAGCCAAAGAGGAGTTTGAGCAGCTTGGGGTTAGCGTAAAGAACGCAGATGGCTCACTAAAACCAACCACGACCCTGCTGAACGAGGTTTCTGATGGCCTTAAAGATGTCAGTGACCCAGCCGAGCGCGTGCGGATTGCTTTCGACTTGTTTGGCCGTTCTGGTGTCAAACTAATCAACACGCTTAAAGGCGGTTCTGGGGAGCTTGCGAACCTAACGTCTCGTTTCAACGAGTTAACGCTGACACTTACTGAAGACCAAGCCAAAGCGGTCGAGGGTGCTAACGATGGCTTTGACCGACTTGCGAAGACGTTTGTTTCCTTTGGTCAGTCTATCACCGCCAACGTCTTGCCGGGCATCCAGCACGTTGCAGAGGCGTTCACGGTTCTAGGTTCTCTTGCTATTGCCAACATCATTGATGGCGTAGGTGTTCTGCGTAACAAATTTATTGACCTCGCGCAGACGTTTGGCTTTTTGGCTGATGCAGAAAAGTCTGCAATCAACGAAGGCACATCGGCGCGGCTGCGTGAGATTGCCGAAAGCTACGCGCTCGCATCTGGTCAGGTAAGCAACTTGGCGGACAATGTCAAAAAAGTTGGCGAAGAAGCCGCGCCTGCCGAAAACGCTCTTGCTAAACTGACTAAAACAGCAGAGACAACTGGCGAGAAATCGGCAAAAACTGTGGCGTCTAGCTTTGGCGACACGTTTAAAGCCATCGCGGAGGGAACGAAAACCGCCTCGGCTGCTTTTACTGACATGGCAAGCACTATAATTTCACGCCTTTTCGATATTCTGGTTGTTGAGAGAATGGTGCAAAGCATTGCGGGTAACCTTAAATCCACAAAACTATTTGGCGGCGCACCAGCTACACCCCCAAAGGGTAATGCCATCGGCGGCTCAGTCCAACGCGGCGTCCCCACAATCGTCGGCGAGCGCGGCGCAGAGTTATTCGTGCCAGCCTCGTCTGGCTCCATCGTGCCAAACAACAAAATGGGCGGCGGCGGCGGTGTCACTGTAAATCAAACGGTAAACATTAGCACGGGTGTCGCACAGACTGTTCGTGCCGAGATGGTTCAACTGCTGCCACAGGTCGTCAACGCTGCTAAAGCTGGCGTTCTCGACGCTAAAAAGCGCGGCGGCGCATACGGGAGCGCATTTTAAATGGCTATCACTTACCCACTAGCTTTGCCAACCATCAAGGGCATCCGCACCATACGTCTGGTTGCAAAAAATTCGGTTGGCGTAAACACAAGCCCTTTCACATTTTCGCAGCAGGTCTATAAGCATCAAGGCCAAATCTGGCAAGCGGAGGCGTCTTTGCCGCCCATGACCCGCGCCGAGGCCGAGGAGTGGTTCTCGTTCTTGGTCAAGCTGAACGGTCAATATGGCACGTTCTTGCTAGGCGACCCACACGCAGCACCACGCGGTTCGGCAGCATCAACGCCCGGCACGCCAGTTGTTAACGGTGCAAGCCAAGTTGGTTCGACCCTAGCAATTGACGGATTGCCAGCCAGTGCCACAGGCTACCTAAAAGCTGGCGACTATATCCAGCTAGGCTCTGGCGCAACGGCTCGTTTGCACAAGGTTTTGAACGATGTCGACACAAACGGGTCGGGCGAAGCCACGTTGGATATCTGGCCTGACTTACGCTCGTCGCCTGACGACGACAGCGCAGTCGTGGTCTCAGATGCGGTTGGAAACTTCCGCTTATCAACAAACGAAATCGGCGTCGATATCAATGAGATTGAGCTTTTTGGAATTACATTCGCTGCTATTGAGGCACTGTAATGGCCAGAAGCGTAACAGCCGCCCTAAACACACAACTCACAGCAATCGAGCTTGAGCCGTTCTTTCTTATCGACCTAGAGTTTGATGGCGGCACACTTTATTTCTGGACAGGCATTCGACCGCTAACATGGAATGGCAACGAGTATATCGGCGCGGGAAATCTTATCGGCATCTCACAGATAGCTGAGACCGCCGAGGTTCGCGCTGTGGGCGTTACTCTAACGATGTCGGGCTTCCCTGCCGAAATCATATCCATCGCTCTCTCTGAGGCTTATCAAGGCCAGCCAGTTAAGATACGCTTTGGCGCAATGTCGTCTGATGCCGTTGTCGCTGACCCTTATCTAATTTTTGACGGTCGCATGGATGTTATGACCATCGACGACAGTGGCAGCACCGCCACCGTTAGCCTCTCGGTCGAGAGCCGACTGATTGACTTAGAGCGTCCGAGGTTGCGCCGATACACGCCCGAAGACCAGAAGACCAACTTCCCGAATGACACGGGCATGGATTTCGTGCCGACTATTCAGAACGTGGCTATTCAGTGGGGTAGGTAATGCAACGCGTTGACGGTTGGGAAATTAAGCTGGAAGACGCCCTGCAAGACGCAGCATCGAAGCCATACATCATGGGCAAAACCGACTGCTTTTTATCGACAGCCAACGTGGTTCAATCGGTAACAGGCGAAGACATTATGGCGGATTGGCGTGGCGACTATAAGACACTCAAGGAAGCCGCAAGGATTATCAAAGCCGCAAGCTACGAAAGTGCGGTTCACTGGCTGGACAATGTAACGGATGGCCGGGTCGCGGCCAGCAAGGCTAGGCGCGGCGACATAGTTGCAACGCAAACAGACCGCGTAATCCCCTCGGTGGGTATTTGTGCAGGCGACAAAGCAGTGATTTTCGTGCATGATGTGGGTGCGGTCTTTGTGCCGATGAACACAATCGAAGAAGCGTGGCGGATATAATATGGGCGATAAGGTAGAAGATGTAGTCAAGGACGTTGTTATCACGGCGGCGTCGATTTACTTTACTGGCGGCGCGTCTATGACATGGGCGACCGCTTTCACAGGCGCGTCTGCGTTGACTGCGCTCAGTTATGCTGGCGGAGCTTACGATGGTATTGATGCGCCTAAGTCTCTGACAGGCGAGGTCGAAGGCCGAGAGAGAAACATCAAGCTGCCAACGCAGGCACGGCGCACAATATATGGCCAGAATAAGGTCGGCGGCACTGTGGTGTTTCTCGAGACATCGGACGACGACAAATATTTGCACATGGTTCTGGCTATCGCCGACCACGAGGTTGAGTTCATTCCATCCAGTCTCTATTTAAATGACGCTAACGTGGGAGTTGCCATCAACGGGTATGATGCAAACCTCGTTCCTCGCTACGTTCCTTTTTCGTTTGATTGGACGTTGTTTGGTCAGCCGAGGAATGATAGCCCATTTTGGGATGGCACAAACCCGCTTGCGCGGTTTAAATATCACGATGGAACTCAGACAGTCGCTGACGCTGACCTAGTGGCGGAAACAAGTGCCGACGCAAACTTTGTGCTAAATGGCGTTGCCTACATCTATGCGAGATACGAGTGGAATGTGGACGCATACCCGAATGGCATCCCAGCCCTGACGACCATAGTCAAAGGCAAAAAGGTCTTTGACCCACGCGATGACACGACTGCTTATTCAGAGAACCCAGCACTAATTTTGCGCGACTACCTGACTTCAGACATTGGGCTTGGCTCAACCGCCGCAGAAATTGACGACGATGCCGTTACAGCCGCCGCGAATATATGCGACGAGACGGTGACGCTTGAGAGCGGCACAGAGAAGCGTTTTGAGGCGAATGGTGTGATAGATTCGGACAAAGCACCAAACACGGTTTTGCCACGTCTGCTGACATCTATGATTGGTGAGTGCATATATACAGATGGCAAGTGGGTGATGCTGGCGGGTGCTTACAGAAGCCCGACCATCACGCTAGACGAAGACGATTTGGCAGGGTCTATATCGGTGCAAACTCGTGCCAGCCGCCGGGACAGTTTCAACACTGTGAAGGGCATATTTGTTTCGCCGCAGGATAATTACCAGCCGACCGATTACCCTGAAATCACAAACGCCACTTATGTCACCGAGGACAGTGGCGAAAAGGTATCGACCGAGCTAGACCTGCCATTCACGAGCAGCAACACAATGGCGCAACGCATTGCGAAGATACATTTGGAGCGCGGTCGGCAACAGTTGATTATTTCCTACCCAGCCAAGTTGACCGCGTTTGCTTTGCAGGTTGGCGACACCGTCATGGTGACCAACGCACGGTTCGGGTTCTCGTCGAAAGTGTTCGAGGTTATCGAATGGTCGCTGGCGGTAAATCAAGGCGATGGCTCGACATCATATGGCGTTGACCTTGTGTTGCGTGAGACTGCTGCTGGCGTTTACACATGGGCAAGCAACGAGCAAATCGCGTTCGACCCTGCGCCGAACTCGACACTGCCATCGGCCTTTTCGACTTCGGGTGTAGGGATTGCTATCAGCGAAGAGCTTAGAATTGCGAACCAAAAAGCAATCGCAGTGATTACCGCAACTTTGAGCGGCGGAGGAAACTTCCGCGAGCAATACGAGGTGCAGTTCAAGAAAAGCACTGACACAGAGTTCACATCTCTCGGTCGTTCTAATGCCAAAATCTTTGACATATTAGATGTGGAAGATAACGTGACGTATGACATACGCGCTCGCTCCATCACTGGCCTTGGCGTTAGAAGCGCGTTCACAAACATCTCGCACCAAGCGGTCGGAAAGACTGCGCCGCCTGCCAATGTTACTGGCTTGCGCGTTAACGTGGTGGGTAGCGAGGCGCATTTATCTTGGGACGCAGTGGCCGATTTAGACTTGAGCCATTACCAAATCCGCTTCTCAAAAGACACGACATCTCCATCGTATCAAAACGCCTCGACGTTAATCCAAAAGATTACCGCCACGAGCATTGCCGTGCCTGCAAGAACTGGCACATATTTCGTCCGAGCATACGACACAAGCGGGAATGCTTCTCTGGTCGCGGCCAACATCGGCACGAGCGTTCAAAGCATAGCTGGTTTAAATGTTGTTGAGACATCAACACAGAACCCAGCCTTTGCAGGAACCAAAACCGACTGCGTGATTGACGAGGACAGTTTTGATGTGCCAGTTCTAAAGCTGGCGACAACTATATTATTTGACGCCAAGACAGGCAATTTCGATGACGCCGATGGTTCCTTTGATGGCGGCGGCGGTGAGGTGGATGGCCTAGGCACATATGAGTTTGATAACTATGTCGAGTTAGGTTCGAAGTTTACTAGTCGCGTGACCGCGCTGCTCGACGTTGTGCGTGTTGATTATGTGAACCAGTTCGACGATGCAGAAGGAAATTTCGACGACCGTTCTGGTCTGTTTGATGGCGACCCGGCAAGTTACGACGACACCAATGTGACCCTGTTTGTGGCGACGACCGACGACGACCCGTCTGCCACACCGACTTGGTCGGATTGGAAAGAGTTTGTTGTCGGTGATTACACGGCTCGAGCCTTAAAGTTCAAGGCCGATTTGACCACAACCGACGAGCAAGCAACCCCTGCGATAAAAACATTGGCGGTCGAAGTTGATATGCCTGACCGCATCACAGCCGACAACGACATCGCAAGCGGCACGGCGGCTGGCGGTAAGGTCGTTACGTTCAGCCCAGCGTTTAAGGCGGCACAAGGTTTGGCCATTGTTGCAGAAAATATGGCAACGGGCGATTTTTATGATATAGTTAGCAAAGACGCCACAGGTTTCACGATACGCTTTAAGAATAGCGGTGGCACGGTGGTTGACCGAACATTTGATTATGTAGCAAAAGGCTATGGAGAAGTTTCAGCATGAGCCAGCACGATTTAGAAATTGCCAACCAAGGTTTTGCCGCGTTCCGCCAAGACCTGAATGACGCCTTGCAAGCCCTTGGTGGTTTGCAGTCGGGCGCGGACGCGCCAGCGACCACATACGCAAACATGTTTTGGTATGAAACCGACACCGACAAATTGTATATCCGAAACGAAGACAATGACGCTTGGATTGAGGTTTTGACATTTGACCAAGCGAATGACCATCTGGCAACTATCGGGGCGACAATTACGCTTGATGGTGCAGGAAATATGTCTCTTGCTGGCGACCTGACCGTTGACACGGACACGCTTGTTGTTGACAGCACAAATAATCGGGTTGGCATCAACAAATCCGCCCCTGACAATCCATTAGATGTTTACAATTCATCTGCTGGAACGCTTGCACATTTCCGCTCTGAAGATGGCACGTATAACCCTCGCTTTAGTATTTATGGTGACAGTGCTGGCACACACTTGCATCACACTTGGTCAAGCGGTGCGAGCAATATAATGTTCGAAGTTGGTGGCTCCGCCGGCTCAAATGAAAAAATGCGCCTTTCTAGTGGTGGACAAGTTAGCATCGGAACCACCACCTCAAGTTACAAGCTTTATGTTAAAGAAACAGGGAACACCACTGCCAACCGTGTTCAAAATAGCTATGCGTCACTAACAAACGCCGCGCCAATTGTTCAAATCACAGCCGACCGCTCGGCTAGTTCTGCTTATTACCTACTCGAAACCCGCTCTGGCGGAACGGCTGACCGCGAACATATTCTGCGTGGTGATGGCAACGCATTCTGCGATGGTTCGTGGATTAACGGCGGGGCTGACTATGCGGAATACTTTGAGTGGACTGATGGCAATGCTTCTAACGAAGACCGCCGAGGTTACAGTGTTGTTTTGGTAGGCGACAAAATCCGCAAGGCGACTAGCAGCGATACAGCGTCTGACATCATCGGGGTAATCTCAGGCCGACCATCTGTAGTTGGTGACGCTGCTTGGAACAAGTGGAATAAGAAATATAACACCGATGATTTCGGCTCTTACATTCGTGAGGCATACACAGTCACCGAGTGGACTGAGGCGGATGGAACAGAACACTCTTACGCAAGCGACGAAATCCCTAGCGGTCTGGTTGCATCTGCTGGCGCGACAGTGCTAACGACTGACGCTGATGGTGCTACATTGACACGCCGACAGTTGAACGCCTCTTACGACGACAGCCAAGCTTACACGCCACGCGAAGACCGTGCCGAGTGGGACGCGGTCGGTTTGATGGGCAAACTGCGCTTGCGTGTTGGACAGCCAACTGGCTCGAACTGGATTAAAATGCGCGACACTGCAACCGATGACGGTGGCAATGTCACTATCGAAGAATGGCTCGTTCGTTAAGGAGAACACAATGGAGACTATCATGGCAATTATCGAAAACATTCCTTATCTCATCTCATTCGCTGCGGCCATCTCGGCTGTAACAAAAACCCCGAAAGATGACGAAGTCGTCAAGAAAGCCCAGAAGGCTTACAACATCGGCTATAAAGTCATCGACGTATTGGCGTTGAACATTGGCCGAGCAAAGAACAAATAAGATGGAAACCAAGGTTGCACATGACCTCGTCATCGGGGCTGGTGTCATTACGTCACC